TCGCATAAACTCAACAGGTACATGCCAGACCATCATCGCCATGTGGGACCGCTCTCAGGAACATTATACATTCCTTATTTTCAAGCAGAAATCAATATCTTATCCTTGCTTGAAGACAAGCTGGAATGTATAAATGATGCCAGAGCGGTTGAATCAGCTATTGCCAGAAATGGAGATGGTACTGTAAACTTTGCAGTAAAAACATTGGTAGATGGCAAGCGGCTGATCATCTGCCAGAGCAATGCGGATGCAGAGGATATTCGTGAAATCTGGCCGGGTGCGGAGGTCAATCCTCTGGGCTACTGGACAGGCGGTACCAATGTGGATACGGGTGCCACCAACCGTAAGCTGGGCAGCGATATGGCTGACTCCGTTACAGGTGGCGGTCTGCATGGCAAGGATCTTTCCAAGGCCGATGTGTCCGTAAATATCTACGCATGGCTCAAAGCCCAGCAGGCAAGAGTCCCTGTAGAGTTCTGTTGCGCCATTGGCGATGACACCATCGACGACATTCCCTATGCCAAGGTGGTTCAGATCGCAAAGAACTTCATCAACTGGATCGGAGGCTTTGAGCGATTCGCAGAATGGGGTCTGGTATGATGGAAATAAGGAAAATTTCGGTAGATCAGCTGCTGCCAGCGGACTATAACCCCAGAAAAGACCTGCGCCCCGGCGATCCCGAATTTGAGAAGCTGAAACGCAGTGTGGAAGAATTCGGATATGTGGAGCCGATCATCTGGAACCAGCGGACAGGCATCGTCGTTGGTGGTCACCAGCGGTTGAAGGTGCTGCAGCATCTGGGCTACACGGAAGTGGATTGTGTGGTGCTGGACATCGATGAACAGAAGGAAAAAGCCCTCAATGTTGCGCTGAATAAGATTAGCGGCGACTGGGATATGCCTCTGCTGACTGCACTGTTGAAGGATTTGGATGAGAGCGGCTTCGATGCAACACTCACGGGCTTCGACGTTTCAGAAATGAGCGATATGTTCGATGACCAGTCGGAGATCAAGGAGGATGAACCGTCTGCGGTGGCGGCACCAGAGCAGGAACCCTTCACCCAGCCCGGAGATCGGTGGCTGTTGGGACAGCATGTGCTGTACTGCGGCGATAGCACCAAGGCAGAGGATATGGCTGCGCTCATGGAAGGTGAGAAAGCAGACCTCTGCATTACAGACCCGCCCTACAATGTTGCCTATGAAGGTAGCAACGGTAAGACCATCCAGAACGATAATATGCCGGAAGAACAGTTCATCGCATTTCTGACAGCGGCATTCCAGCAAGTGCATGATGCGCTGAAGCCGGGTGCGCCCTTCTATATTTGGCATGCAGAAACAGAAGGCGGCGCATTCCGCAGGAGCTGCACTGCAGCACTGGGTAAAGTGCGCCAGATGCTGATCTGGAATAAGAATTCTTTCACCATGGGTCATCAGGACTACCAGTGGAAGCACGAAGCATGTATCTATGGTTGGACAGAAGGTGCCGCCCATTACTTCGTGGATGATCGGACACAGGCCACTGTCATTGAAGATAAGCGCATCGACATCAATAAGCTGAAGAAGGAAGAAATGCGGCAGCTGCTGCGTGATATCTTCAGCGATAAGATTTCCACAACTGTGTTGAATGAGGATAAACCGGCAAAGAACGATGACCACCCCACCATGAAACCGCTGAAGCTGCTGGCACGACTGGTGAAAAACAGCAGCAGGCAGGCCGATGTGGTCATTGACACCTTCGGCGGCAGCGGCAGTACGCTGATCACCTGCCAGCAGTTGGGACGACGCTGCTACACTATGGAGCTAGATCCCAAATATGCCGATGTGATCGTGAAGCGATACATGAAGTTCACCGGCTGCGGTGAGGTCACCCTCATCCGAAATGGTGAGAAAAAAGTTGTGTCTGAAATGCTAATTCTTCCTCTTTAGTCTGGACTTTCCTCCCTCTTTCTGGCTTAATTGTCCTACTAAAAAGCAAGGGGGAAACGACAATGACAATAGAAAAAGCACAGAAAGACTTCGATAAGCTGATCGAAGAAAACCAGTTCATCTTTACCGGCACCTGCACCCCGCTGGGCAACCTCATTTACCACAGAGAGTGGAAGAAGCAGGTGAAGGTCGCATGGTATGGTGAGATGGAAGACCGACTGGAGGTTCGCATCATGATGAGCTACGGTTATCCGCTGGTAGTCGTCAAGCGCAACGGTCGCGAGGATCCCAAGTTCATCCGGGACTACAGCAGCCCCAAGAGAGCCATGAATGCCATCCGCGAAATCGTCAGATGTGCGGGATTCGACTGGTAAGGGGGTGGACAGCATGTGGGCAGAAGGTACTATCCTCATCAGCGGTAAAGGCTACCGCTACTGGGTCAAGCACTATGTGCGGCGATCCCAGTATGGCATCAACGGCGGCAAGATCAGCAAGTGCATGATCAAGCGCGGCGGCGAAATCGTATGCAACTACGATCGCGGCTGGGATGTGGAGCCGGTAGATGACAACACCCAGGTCGCGCTGGAAATCCTGCTGTACGACTACAACTAAGGAGGCCGCTATGGAAACACGGATGGAATTTTACATGACCGCCGGGATCAGCGCGGACATGGATGCGGATAATCATTTCGCAGGTGCAATCGGACACATCATCCATCGCTTCCTCATGGATGACTGGGGAATCCTCTGCAAAGAGGACTGCCAGCTTAATGCAGAGGCCAAAAAGAGCGGCGGCAGAATCCTCGGAGCCTACAATACCAGTAAGGGTCGCGTGTATGTGATCACCGATGACGCGCTGGCCAATCCCATGGTCACCACAATTCTGTACGCAGACGAATACTAAGGAGGACATCATGAAGCAGGGAAAGCCCATCATCGAATATGACCCCTACGGTCATACCGGCAACATCTTCTGGATTCTGGGGGAGGTCAGCAAAATCATGCGGAAGCAGTGCAGGATCATCGACTACAATGACCTGCGGGACAGGGTCTTCGAGGCGCAGAGCTACGAAGATGCGCTGGCCATCATCAGCGAAGAGGTAACCCTCGTACGAAAACGAAGATAACAAAAGCATAGGAGCGGCAGCGCGCAAAGCGCTGTCGTTTTTTGTTGGTCAGGAGGAATTCATTGAGCAGTGGTGAAATTTTAATACCCGACAGAAAAATCATAACGAATCCCTCACTGGCAGATCGCGCTGTTGCCTTCATCAATGCACTGAAGCATACTAAAGGTGAATGGCATGGAAAGAACTTTTCTCTGCTGCCATGGCAGGAGACCATCATTCGGGATGTGTTCGGTACCGTTAAGGAAAATGGCTACCGGCAGTATAACACCGCGTACATTGAAATACCGAAGAAACAGGGTAAGAGCGAACTCGCTGCGGCAGTCGCTCTTTATTTATTGGCAGGCGACGGCGAATGGGGCGCAGAGGTCTACGGCTGTGCCGCAGATCGGCAGCAGGCATCCATCGTATTTGATGTTGCTTGCCAGATGGTAGAACAGTGTCCCGCGCTGAAAAAGCGAATTAAGCCGATTCTATCCCAGAAGCGGCTGGTGTACACTCCGCTGAACAGCTTCTATCAGGTGCTGTCAGCAGAAAGCTACACCAAACACGGTCTGAATGTTCATGGCGTTGTGTTTGATGAGTTGCATGCCCAGCCAAACAGACTTCTGTACGATGTTATGACTCACGGTTCCGGCGATGCCAGAAAGCAGCCCCTTTTCTTTTTGATCACCACAGCAGGCACCGATCGCAATAGTATCTGCTGGGAGGTGCATCAGAAGGCAAAGGATATCATGGCGGGAAGGAAACACGACCCAACCTTTTATCCCGTGATTTACGGCATCGAAGATGACGATGACTGGTCGGATGAAAAGGTATGGTACAAGGCCAATCCATCTCTGGATGTAACGGTGGACGTGGACAAACTCCGTGCTGCCTATAACAGTGCCAAGGAGAACCCGGCAGAAGAGAACCTCTTCCGGCAGCTGCGACTAAACCAGTGGGTTAAACAGTCGGTGCGTTGGATGCCCATGGATGCATGGGATAAATGCGATGAGGCAGTAGACCCGGATGCGCTGATCGGTCGCGTATGCTATGCAGGACTGGACTTGTCCAGCAGCACCGACGTGACTGCATTCGTGTTGGTATTCCCGCCACGCAGCGACGATGAAAAATATATCATTCTCCCTTATTTCTGGGTGCCGGAAGACACACTGGAATTGCGGGTGCGACGGGATCATGTGCCGTACGATGTGTGGCAGCGGCAGGGGTCGATCATGACCACAGAGGGCAATGTCATTCATTATGGCTATATCGAGGACTTCATTGAAAACCTCGGTACCAAGTATAACATCCGGGAAATCGCATATGACCGCTGGGGTGCAGTGCAGATGAGTCAGAATCTGGAAGGGTTAGGCTTTACGATCGTTCCCTTCGGTCAGGGCTTTAAGGATATGTCGCCACCCACAAAGGAATTGATGAAGCTGGTGCTGGAGGGCAGAATCGCCCACGGTGGCAATGCGCCACTGCGCTGGATGATGGATAACATCTACGTCCGAACAGACCCAGCAGGCAACATCAAGCCAGATAAGGAAAAATCCACAGAGCGAATTGACGGTGCCGTTGCCACCATTATGGCCTTGGACAGAGCGATCCGCAACGAAGGCACTGGTGTCTCGGTCTACGATGACCGGGGCATATTATTTATTTAACAGAGATTGAAAGATGTGTGAACACTAGGCATGCTTATTGACATCTACCATTTTTATGGTAAGATGTAAGTGAAGGAGTGATCCTTCTGGGGTTTGCATTTGCAAACGAAAAAGCCGCCATTTTATGGCGGCTTTTTTTATGGAAAAGATTTAAGACCTCTGCCGATATAGCGCGGATATCCTTTTAATTTGGACTCAACTACATCGAAGGATTTGTCTCGCGTCCCGTGGGCAAAATATTTGTATATCGGGTAGGCACACACATCTGCAATTTCTAAT